TACTATGTAAGTGTTAAGATACCGTTAGTTCCAATATCTACTGTAAACGTATCGCCATCATTTAAAGTTAATGATGATCCATAATCATAATAACCAATAATTGGGTCAGCTGGTGATGTTGGCGTATCGTTGTAAATAATAACATATCTAAATGCTGCAACCGCACCACCTGATGCTGTAAGAACCAAGTCATCTGCAGATAACTTATATGTCCCAGATGTTTGCGTGCTAGTTACATTTGCCAATGTACGCGAAGATAAATTTGTATAAGATATTTCAGTAATATTTGCTAAAACACCATTCCCGTCTGCCGTTGCATCTGTGCCTGATGTTGGGTCTGTATTAGATAACGCAACTTTAAACGTGTCAGCGTTCATGTCCATAGCGTTAGCTAGATTGACTACAAAGTCATTAACTTTAGTAAAACTTGCCATTTAATAGCTCCTAATTTGTATTCTACGCCCCGAACCCGATGTTCTAGCACGTTCTCCTTCTAAATTTATAGCAGAAACACTGTTCAGATACAACGTATTCCAGACTGCTACTCTCTGGTCTTCTTGTAAATATGGCGAACTATGTATTAAAGTTCCATATAAATAAGCGTCAGGGTAATTTGTTAAAAGCCAATTTGTCGTATTAACTGAAATATCCGGTATGGCTTCATAATACACTAATTCAACCGTATAGTCTGCATCTGGTGTTGGGTATAATTCAAATGCACCATCAACAACTGCGTAATATTCTGGTCTGCCCGTATTATCTGAATTTTCCATTCTTAACTTAGAAATTTGAAAAGGACTAACTAATTCAAGGGTATAACTAGGGCTTGCAGGGATTGTTATTCTAATAGGTGCTATGAAATTATTTGGCAAAGCTAGGTATTGGGCGTCGGCTACAGCGTTTGCTCTATCCTCCATTCGCCAATGCCTTAAATCCCTACCTAGTTGCGCTTCTGCAAGCTTTATAAAATCTGGTATAGCATTTGTTAAATCATCTCTGTTTAGTGTATCTGCTATGCTTGCTTGTAGTTCTGTATAATTCGATAACGGCATTTACATCACCACTTTACTTTATTTGCCCAATACGCTGCAGACATTTTGCCTTTAGCTATATTTTTAGCATGTCTTGCCTTAAATGACTTAGCTCTTTTTGTCATAGTTTTATCACCAGTTTTGCCTTGCTGCCCAAAGCGAATAGTCTTTATTTTATCACCTTCTTTTGCAACAACAATATGAGATTTTTTAGGGTGGTTAGGGGTACGTTTAGGTTTATTGTACCCGCTAACTCCTGCTCGTTTTAGTCTAGGGTCTTTTTTTGACACTATTTTTTCTTACCTTTGCGTTTTTTACCTTTGTGAAAACCAGGCATTATTTTTTTCCCTTCTTTTTTTTGTCTTTTTTCTTTTTGGGTGGTCTACCACGTTTTGAACCATAGGTCCCTTTTCCCATCGGCATTACGCTCTCCTTTTCTTTGATTTTGATTTTTTACTTTTCTTTAAAATATCTGCGTCGGCTTTTCTTGCCCCACCTTTTCCAGAAACAAAAGAGTTTACGCGACCCATTGCCCAAGCGGCCATTGGTACATTTCGAGACCCACCGCTTAAATATGCACCCTGCCCACGCCTATATACGGCTTGTAATTGGCTTGGCGTAAATCTAGTGCCTTCCGCTTTTTTGCGTAAAGTTGCTTTAACTTTTTCGCTTAGTGGTTTTCTTTTTGGCTTGGTTGGCACGGCTTTTGCTCACTTTTGCAATATTTATAGACAAACCTTGTTTATAGCGTTTTCTAGTTTCTAAAATTTCTTTTTCTTTTTCACTTTTATTTTTTGCGCCCGACAAGTATTTTTTCGGAACACCTTTTTTTGTTTTAGCTACTTTTCTAAACTTACGAATTTTAACGACCCTACAAGTTGATAAAATTTCTATAACATATAAAAATAAATTACGCTATACCTTTTAAATTACGTTTTATAGGCTCACCCCAATCTTGTTCGGGTCGGTAACCTACCGCTAAATATCTAAAACTATCTGCACCATGCGATGTCCAATCGTGTAAAGGTCTCCCACGCCATGATTTTAGTTTTTCGTCAAATTCTCTGCGATATTGTAATAATGCTTCTATGCCTCTTTCACATTTGTCTGCGTCGAACCAACATTTGTTTAACATAGACCTAGCCGCTTGTATTCCGTCATCTACCGACAATCTAGGTGCTATTTCTATATTTTTTACTCCTAAACTATCTAATGTTTCTAATCTACTTTTACCTGTCCCTAGCTCTTTTACTCTTACGTCGTGCGGTAAAATATGGCTTTCATAATGATAACCTTTATCAGATAAAACTTTTGCGTAATGGTCTAAACCAACACCGCTATTTTCATAATAATCTATTAAATGTACTTCTTGCCCGATAAATTGAGCGAACCACATTGCTGTACTATCGCCTATTCCCAAGTCATAACTAACAATCACACTAGCTGACGGATCATACGGTACATTTGTTATTCTTTTTTCTTCTTTTGCTGCTTTCATTTCTTGGGCATAATACGCACCTTGTATTGCTGCCTCAAAACTACAAAGAAACTCTTGGGCAAATCTATCCTCGCCCATTGTAATTTTAGCTTCTTCTAATTCGTTTACATCTAAAATATCTGTTTCATCAGCTTTATACATTGCACAAAACCAATTATCATTAGTTTTAGCGTTGTTGTATATTTCCCAAAATTCATTTTTGCCTTTTGGCGTTCCTATAAATGTTGCTTTACCTTGCCTGTCTGCTAATGACGGTCTTATAACTGTCGGCCACGCATTAGCGGGAAAATCTGCGGGTTCGTCTAGCACAACACTGTCAAAGTATAAACCTCGCATAGCATCGTAATTATCTGCGCCGAATAATCTAAATCTTGCGCCGTTTGGAAAATCTGCCCTTAATTCGGCAACATTGTATCTAACGCCCTCTATATCTTTTGTGTATTCTAGAAGATAATCCCAAGCTATCGCTTTTGCTTGTCTGAAATATGGCGCAATGTAAGCAACTCTTACATTTTTTCTTTCTGTTGTTAATGCTGTTTTGATTAAATCATTTATAGCCGCAACAGTTTTGCCAAATCTACGGTGAGCAACAATAACAGCAAATCTTTCTTTTCGTTTATGAAAGCTTTTAACTAACTTTCGGGGGCGGTAATTAATCGTCCTCGTCGTCATCGTCTAACCATTTATAAGCAACAACGTGTTCACCAGTTTCACCCGCGCCCTCGATGCGTTGCGTTTCTTTCCATCCCGCTCTTGTTTTTAAATAAAATATCTGTGCGCCCAAGTCTCCCGATCTAGCTTTTTGTATTAAATTTTGTGCAACGAAACCAACTGCTTTTGCCTGTCCCTTTTTATATAGTGCAGAAACCTCCTCGTCTCTGTCTAAAATATCAAAGAAAACCCGTCTACTTATACCGAAATAATCAGCTATTTGTTCTGTCGTCAAAACGGCTGCAAGCGTTTCTATCTCTTGTTTTTGTTCAGCATTTAATTCTATTCTTGGTCTGCCACCTTTATTTTTTGTCATGACAATGCTCGTTTTTCTTTTGGCACATATAAAAAAGATGCCGTTAATCTATTTATCGCACTTGTTTCAGCTTTTTGTGTTCTAGCTGTTTTACTAAGTGGAGCCATTCTACTCGGTTTTCGATCCATAATCCACGCATCTGATCTATGTCTGTGACCGATCATTGCAGGGTGAGACGTAACACTCCTAAATTTTTTGCCTTTTTTATGTAACCATTCACCAACAAACTCCGACAATCTGTTTCCTAATCCAAACCCTTGATAGTCAGGCAGTGTTACAGTGCGATGTTCTTTCCAAATGTTTTTTGTTACGGGATGCGGAAAAGCTAAAACAGCGGTAAACGCTGCGGGTTCGCCATCGAACAGCAATATAAAACACGTTGAAGCTGTACTCATGTCTGCACTTAAATAGTGATTTCCTCTAAACATTCTCCAACAAGAATGGTGGCATCTAAAAATCTTGATTGTTGCTTTGGGTCGCCTTTGACACCTCCATGTAAAGTGTTCAGAAGATACGTCATAAATCCAATCAGGCTGTAACCAACCCTCTACATCATAATGACAAGTGACCGCGACAAATTTTTTATCTGTTTTCTTGATAGCTTTTTGTACTGCATGACTTCCTATTTTAGCCACGTTTCTGTCAACAACAGACGTAAATTCATCAAAAACAATAAGTTCTTTTTTTTCTGTTAAACATCTAGCTAGTTCGCATCTAAATTTCTGACCGTTAGATAGTGCCGAATAAGGCAACAGCCAATTAGGCGGCGAAGAAAAACCAACGTGTGATAAAGCGTTTGTTATATCGTTTGCTGTCAAATCTTTATCAAAATCATCTAATAGTGAAGCTGAAGACCATTTATAACCGTTATGATAACAATTATCGCCAAATAAACGTTTTGCTATTGTAGTTTTGCCCGCTCCAGACGTTCCTACTATCAAACCAATTTGCCAGTCTTTTTCCTCTATAGGAATTTCAACGTTCCATTCTTTACGCAATTTTTTAGTCGGGGGAACGTCAAACATCCCTACAACTTTTTCCGTTCTGAAAGAAGGTTTATAATCTATCTCAACTACATGGTTAAAATTCGGCACTTATAACCCTCCGCATTTAAAAGATTATATACTGTTTCTTGTTCGTTTTCATTTGAACACTCAACAGCAACCTCAAAAGTAGATTTTAATTCTTCTTGGTCAGGCAGTTTATCATCATTACGTTCATCAAACAAAGTTGCAAGTTCTTCTAATGAAAACCCTGTTAATTCAACGTCAAAATTTAAATCTGTTAATTCTTTAAATTCTATCTTTAATAAACTATCGTCCCAACCCGCATTTAAGGCTAGTTTATTGTCAGCTATCACATAAGCTTTTTTTTGCGCTTCTGTCCAATTATTGGCTTGAATACACGGCACTTCTTTTAAATTAAGCTTTTTAGCTGCCAAGAGCCGCCCATGACCCGCTATTATTTCATTATCGCTATCGACTAAAATAGGATTGGTAAAACCCCATTCTTTTATACTTGCCGCTATTTGTGAAATTTGTTCGTCGCTATGAGTACGACTATTTCGTGCGTACGGTATAAGCGTTTCAATATCTCTGCGCTCTACCTTATCAGCAGGCCAAGACCGTCCATCCATGGGTGCGCCCTTTCTGTTGCTTGTGTATTATACTGAAAAAAATCCCCCGCGCAAGGCGAGGGAAGTTGGTGAGGTATGATAGTTCGTAAAAAGCAGTAATAAGCGAACCTAATTCAAACAGGGAGGAGTTTGAAACCTCACGACCTGTATAGCATAATTTAATCATTTTTCATACGTTTCAAGTATTCTTTATATGGTTCCAGTTGTTTTTCTGCCACAAGACCCGCTTTCACCATCTGATCGGCCATCGCGCCAAATATATAATTTTCTCCCACTGGTTCACTGTTATTTATTCTTTCTGCGTTTATTTTCAATTCGTTAGCCTGATATTTTTCAGGCGCAAGTTCTCTAAATTCAGGTCGTTTCGGAGCAATTGTTTTTGCCGCTTTGCTTATTTCTTTTGCTGTCGGCCATGTTCTAGTTTCTAAATTACTTAATAATGTTGTTTCAAAATCAACAAACCATTCATTATAATTTCTGCTTGGAGCCAATTTTATAATCTGATTGCATAGAAACTCTGCTTCGCTTTTCATGCTTTCATCATTATTTTGAACCGCTCTTGGTGCATTTAGTCGCCCCAACATTTTTAAAGTTTTTTCTTTTAGTTCATTATTTCGCATTTAACATCTCGCTTAAAACAGTTTTTTGCAAATCTGCAAAATTAGGTGCTTGCTCATATTCATCATTCCATCGTTCTTGATTTAACCATGTACTAGCATGAGGTAAAAATTGCTTCTTTGTATCTTTATGAACATCAATAAAAACATCTAATTTTTTCATCATATCTTCAAAATCTATTTTTGTTAATGCTTTTGCAAAAACTTTTTGCGCGGGTGCTTTTGCTGTTTTTCTTGGGTATTTATCCCAAAACTGTTTAAACTGCTCCACAACAACATCAATAGAGCGAACTAATATAATAGGTTCATCTGATGGTTCTAATAATGGTTTATCTGAACCTTGTTCACTGGTTGGACTGAATGTCATTCCGTGGTAGGGGTGAACACCGTTCAGTGGTGGTCTAGTTGATGGCAATTTACTGACTATTTCTAAATTTATCTGATAATCTATTGTATAACCGTTTCGGCACTCTTTTTGCCCAGTCACTTTTAAAATATTCATGACAAGCATATCTTTAATATGTATTCTAACTGCACGACTAGACATTTCTAAGTCCGCTGCCATATTGCCTTTACTAACCCATATACCGCTTCCATCATCACTTGCTTTGTCAGCCATATACATCAAAATTGCTTTTTTTGTTGGCGAACCAATTAATTTTGTTTGAATTACATTTGAAACTAGGTTACTCATTGATTAAGGTTACTCCTTTGTAATCTATAAGTATTGTTGTAATACTTCTTCTTTATTGCTCAGAACCCTCGGAGTTAACGCTTCGAGGGTTTTATTATTCTTGTAAGTAATCAGACAATCTTTCAACTGTTGAAAACTTTGGATCAGTTTCGTTATTTATAATCTGATATAAAACTGGTCTTGATACGTTAGCATTTTTTGCCACCGCTGTTAAGTTTCTATCTCTTAATTTATATCTTATTTCGTCAAGACTTAAAACTGTCTTATTTTCCATTTTAACCTCTTTTTGTTTACATTAAATTATTTTCTTCTTTACAACACAAAAAAAATTAAGTAAAGATAAAAAATAGCAAAAAGGAGAAATACTATGACGAAGCTAAGACCACCAGCGGTTGCTGTAAAAGTTGCTATCTCTGATGCAATTCTAAAACATATGCTTAAAAAAACTGAAGAGGGCGCACCATTGCAAGAAATGTTTCCAATGGATGCTAATAATGTAATCTCTGAGGCTATCAATGAAGTTTATGACAATTATGCAGAAAGCCATATGGGTAACTTAGACAAAGAATTAGAAAGGTTAGAAAATGCCTTTAAATAAAAAAGAAAAGGAGACTATTTGGAAAGTATATAAAACTTTGAGAAGTACAACAAATCAGATTTCTGATTGCCATGATTTATGGTTGTCAGATGTAAGAGATATAGAAACCGCTTTTTGGGGTTTATATCATGAATTTGAATTTATTAGAGATAATTGTAAGAAAGAAAATCAAAATGACTAAAATACCAGAACGATTAATTGATTTAATTAAAAAAGTTGGCTTAACAGAAAGTAAGGCCACTTGGAACTGTCACGGTACACCCGTTGTATTACACAAGGCGTTAGAAAAAATAGCCATACATGAAAACATAGTTTTCGATGCTCCAAGCATTATTGAAAGCAATATTAAAGAAAAACACGTTGCTATCTGTGTGACAGGGCATAAAGGAGACGCAACAGCTTGGTCGATTGGCGAGGCTGCACCCTACAACACAACAAATAAATATCCCTACGCGATGGCAGAAAAAAGAGCCAAAGATAGAGTGATATTAAAATTGCTTGAATTAAGCGGTGACGTTTACAGCGAAGAAGAAGCTGACGAATTTAAAAACCAGAAACCTACAAGCAACGAACCTAATTTAACCATTGATCAGGCCGAAAGAATAGATGCAATGTTGGAGTTTTATGAAGACTGCAATCTTGAGCGTTTTCTAGCCGCAGAAAAAAAATATGAAAAAGTTCTTAACATGGTTGGCATAGGCGAAGAAGAATATAATAAAATTGTTGAGGCTCACGACAAAAGAAAGAAGGAGTTGCAGCAATGAAAAGTATAACAGCCGTTGGTTATTTAACTAAAGATTGCGAAGTTGTCGAAAACGAAAAAAGTTCATTCGTGAAATTCTCTATAGCTGTCGACGATGGCTATGGAGAAAACAAAGGCACAATATTTTTTGGTGCAAGATACTTCAGAACAAAAATATCACCGTATCTTTTAAAAGGTAAGCTTGTAGCCATAACAGGTGATTTAAAAAGAAACGAATACGAAGGCAAAACGTATTTATCTATAAACGCAACCGACGTTAAATTATTAGGCGGTAAAACTAATTATATGAACGTACCAGAAGCCGCCGCTAAAATATCTGAGCAAGAAAAAGCACGTTATGCAGAAGGGGAAAAAATAGAAGTTGATTATTCCCGCGATGCACAAAAAAATGATTTTGACGACGAAATACCATTTTAAGAAGGAACAAAATTATGATTGAAAAAAGTAGAGAAGATGAAATTAATGAACAAGCTGAAACATTTAGCAAAGAAAACCCAGAAGTTTCTAGACTGTTTGTTAAATTCACACATGAAATAATATCACGTGGTTTCAAAAATTATTCTGCAAAAGCTATTTTCGAACGTATCAGATGGGAAACGGATCAAGCTAATGTTGATGGAAAATCAACTTTTAAGCTTAATAATAATTACACTTCTTGGTTTTCTAGAAAATTTATGGAGAAATATCCAGAGCATGATGGTTTTTTTAGAACACGTAAAAGAATAAGTGGTGAACAAGCTGCTACTAATTTACCAGAACTTACCCCTGATTATTATGAGCAAAATTATGGCTAAGTTACAGTTACAAGTAATAAAAAGTGGGGGGCAGTTAATGCCCTCTACTGAGTATGATGCAGTTAAAATTGAAGAATACAAAGAAAATCAAGTTTTCAATTTACAGCCAACAGGCAAACGATCTAATCCGCATCACAATTTGTATTGGGCAACACTTAAAAATGTTTGCGATGCTACAAATAGATGGCCGACAGAACAACATTTGCACAGCGAATTGAAATGGGCGTGTGGATATGTCAAAATGAGATGGAACAGTTTAGCGAGCGCACATATGCGTATTATGGATAGTATTTCTTTTGATGACATGAGCCAAAAAGAATTTAATGATTATTTTGAACTGTCTATGCAAAAACTATCTGAGGCTATAGGTTATGACCCCTTACAAACTTCCTGACAAAAATGTTCTAATAAGTTTTAGTGGCGGCCGAACATCTGCATATATGTTACATCAAATTTTAGAAGCTAACGGAGATTTGCCTAAAAATTGCAAAGTTGTGTTTACAAACACAGGCAGAGAAATGCCTGAAACGTTAGATTTTGTGCAAGAATGTTCACATAAATGGAACGTCAATATAACATGGTTAGAATATAGAAAACTCAAACCTAAATTTGAAATAGTTAGTCATAACTCAGCCAGTAGAAACGGCGAACCGTTTAGTGAATGTATTGAAAGCAAATCAAAAAATAAATTTCTACCAAATGCGTTGACTAGATTTTGCACACAAGAATTAAAAGTATTAACCATAAAAAGATTTCTAGTCAGTCGAAAGTGGAAAAAATGGGTTAATACTGTGGGTATTAGAGCGGATGAAGCGCATAGAGTTAAACCATCAACTGATAAAAAATGGACAAATTGGTTTCCATTAAATGATGCTAAAATTTCTGTTCATGACATTACAAACTTTTGGAAACAACAAAACTTTGATTTGCAAGTTCAAAAAGGTTTAGGAAATTGTGACGGTTGTTTTTTAAAATCAGAAGCCAATTTGGCCGCAATCTGGCGTGAACATCCAGAACGTATGGAGTGGTGGTCAAGTTTAGAAAAAAAAGCAAACGCAACATTTCATAAGACTAGAACTTACAAAGAAATCGGTGATTTTGTTGCACGACAAGGTGATTGGATATTTGATAACGAAGCTTTTTTATGTCAGGCAAACGATGGTGAATGTACTGGATGAGCAATCTAGCAAATAAACCTCCGCTTGGACTGAAAGCAGATAAAACAAAACGCAATGCAAAGTATTTAGACAAAATTAGACAAATGCCATGTTGCGTTTGTAAAAAGTTCAATGAAGTTCAGTATAGCCCAACAACAGCGCATCATCCTATTCATGATAGATTTAGCATGAAAAAAGCTAGTGATTTAGAGGCAATACCGCTTTGTGAAGGGCATCATCAAGGTTTATGGGATAAATCTAAATTAGCTATTCATGATGATAAAAAGAAATGGCGCGAAAAATACGGCGCAGATTATTCTTATATTGTCCAAGAAACAGACATATAAAGGACGGCTCCTCTATCAGGGTGACAGTAAACTTTTTTTGCATTGACGCTAGTCACTTGTTTATCAGAATAGTAAATTACACCTTCAACGCCATCTAATGCTGATTTTATAATGTTATCAATATCAGGTTTACCCGTTGGTAAAATAGCACCATACTCCGCTTCTAATCTTTTTACTTTTGGCCAAGATTTAGGTATTTCCATAAACGCGATAATTTCAACATGACAAAATTTAGATGTTGGGTCTAATTTCATTTCATGCATTTTTTGCCATGCGGCTGCGTGTATTCGAGTTTCATAGTCTCTAGTTTTTTGTGGTGTGTAAGCTTGACCATGTCTAGTAAATCTGGGTCTGCCCTTGCCTTGAGGTTGCCCAGAAATCTCTATTTCAACTTTAATAAGTTCCATAAAGTCACTTAATAGCAGATAGCCCCAAAAGGGACTACCTATTTTTTCAGAACTTTAACATTTCTGCTAAAGCGTCAACCCTCTTGCCTTTTACAGAATTTTGTTTTTCTAATGCTTCTGTAACAGCCTTAACAAGTTTGTCAGTATAAGAACGACCCCAAACAGAGCCATTTTTTCTTAACTTAGGAAGCTGAACTTCCAAGTTTGGTAATCTTAAACCCGCATCAAAAAGACATTCTTTCTTTTTTATGTCGGTATCATAACCCCAAACTCCCGATTGCGTCCAAGTAAAGTTTTCATGTTTAGATGCATCATATAAATTAATGTCTATCCATTTTTCATCTAAGTTCCAATAAGTTCCAAAACTACTTTGAACTTCTGCAAGAACATCGACGACTGTTCTTATTTTGCCTTGTCTAATAGCGTGAGCATTGCCCGCGCCTATAAAAACAAGTGCTAAATACCAGTCTTTACTATTTAACGCAGAGCGTCGACTAACATTTGTCATAATGTTTTTTCCTTCTTTAAATTGTCAAATAACGTACAAGTTAAAATTTACTTGTATGTAAACAATAGCACATATTTTTGTAAATGTAAACCCTTTTTTTTGTAAAGTGACGTTACGTAATTTACTAAATTAGTTGTTGACGTTTACGTTTTTTTATCCTATACTTTACATATAAACAGAAAAGAAAGTAAAAAAAATGTATGTATGTGATAAAAAAATTAATATGGGAATTTTGGACACAACATTCTTAAAAAAGCAAATGAATGTTCTAGACAAAGTTATAGCAGAACAAGAACAAATCGAAGGATGCTATAACGATAAAATTGACGCCTTGGTTGGGCTTAAAACTATGTGTGAAAACATCTTAGAACAATGCGACGAGACGCCCGCAAATCTTTCAGTAGAATTTTTTGCAAGTTAGAATTTTAACCCTAGCGGGGGGGAAACCCCCCAGAAAGGAGCCTCACATGGCTAAACGTAACATTAACCTCATCAACAAAAAGTATCGGCATATGATTGCTGATATTGATGTTGAGCCAAGCGGCCTCGATGTTTGGCTAAACCGCCCATATCTTTTTTCTAGCGAAGCTAGTTGTACCTTCATGCCCTTCGAACTTTTCGAAGATGATGAAGATGCTTTTGCATCGGCGGTTAAGGCAGTTAATGACGAACTGGCCGACACCTATAAAATAGACCCAAAAGCTTGGGACGAGGGGAGGGCGTAACAGCCCCCCCAGAAAGGGAGAAGAAAAATGTCTATAGAGATGTTTGATTATGTAAATCAATTAACGCAGTATTACAGACAAAA